TGGAACGCGAACACGCATGAGGTGGTGGCTACGATGGAGACGCTGTTCCCCATCGAAGAGATGGGCGAACTGATCGAGGCTCTGGCGTACCGCTACCACACAGCTTTGGTCGGAGTGGAACGCAACAACATGGGTTTGGTCCCGTTGGTTCAGCTTCAGAAGAACCTGTACCCGCGGCTGTACCGCATGGAGCAGTTCGCTGAGCAGAAGCGCACTGACCGCACGCCGCGCTACGGCTGGGCGACCACGCCTCGCACCAAGCCGAAGATGGTGCACGACTTCGTGAAGGCGCTGAGAGACGACGCCATCACGTTGCACGACGAGAAGTTCCGCATCCAAGCGCAGACCTTCGTCGCCAACGGCAAGGGCGGATACGACGCGAGCAGCGGCAACCACGACGACGTGGTGATCGCTCACATCGGCGGCTGGCAGATGGTGCTGGACGCACCTCGCTACCCGATTCTGTGGTTCGACGACCAGCAAGGCCCTGCGACGTGGGCGCAGATCCTTGATCTCGAGGACAAGGACGAGAACCCACTGGAGAGAGGCATCGGACGGGAAAAGACCAGGTCAGGTGTACGAAGGTCGTTTGCAATCAGTCCTGGCAACAGGATCTCTTGACAAGACGACCTATAGGGTGAAGGAGGATTACATATGTCCAAACTGACGAGCGGCCAAACGCCGCGCGAGGGCTACGAGTCGCGAGACACCCCCAAGGGTGGCGGTAAGGGCACTCCGCACAATTCGAGTGCTCGCAACACGCCTGCTTCCGCAGGCAGAGGCCCGCAGCCTGCAGGCTCAAGGCCGCGTCCAGACACTGGCGATGCCATGTCAAACACGCAACCGCACGACACGGTAGACCCGATCGTCGTGGGACCATCTGGTGACAGCGGTACAACCAAGTCCGTCACCACCTCTAAGGTTCCGACTGGCGGGCGACCGCTCAGGGGCACGAACCTCAAGAGCAACCCTTTCAAGTAAGGAGAGACAATGCCCAGGACATTTTTCTTGCGTCCAGCAGTCACACAAGATGACGCTGCAATGGGTACCGATGAGACTGATCTCGAGAACGAGACGCGGATCAATACCGTGTCAGTGCTCGGCGCGACAGACGACTTCGCGACCACGATCGATCTCGACACGACCGCACTCCGCGGTGGTAGCGAGGTCTTGTATGCGGTCACGATGGATGTTGACGCTGACCTGACGGAGGATGTCCGATCCGACGTAGATGCCCTGAACCTGTTCAGCGGCCTCAACTCTTCAGTCACAACGGTCGAGCTTCACGGCTCAGAAGGCCAACAGGCAGGACAGCTTGATGCCGTCCTCGACGACATCGTCAATGGCGGAGCCACTGACGACCACAGCAAAGCCATCATCATCATCGGCACAGAGCAGATGCTGGTTACGGCTGTCGATACGTCAGGCAGCAAGACGGTTCTTACCGTCGTGCGCGGCTATGACGGAACGACTGCTGCCGCACAAGACACTGAGTCGATCGTTGACTCGACCACGCAGGTGGATGCTTTTGCTTCCACGGCCGCGACTGGCCTCAACAACACGACCGACCCCGTGACATTCACGGCGGGTACGGACCTGCTTGCAGGTTTCACTCGCGCTGCTGGTGCCACTGGCGCGATCCTGTTGTGTGAGTCCGAAGAGATGAAGGTCACTGGTGGGACTACCACTTCGGTGACTGTGTCTCGCGCACACGGTGGCACGTCAGCCGCCGCGCACGTGGACACCACGGCCATCAAGTTGTGGTTCGACACCACATCGCTCGAGATCGGCCTCGACACTGCAGCGGCCACCGTTGTGAACGTAGGCGACTACGTCCGCTTCGCGGCCAGTGCAGAACGTCTCAAGGTCACTGCGGTCGACCTGACCAACAAGATCATCACGGTCACCCGTGCGGTCGAAGGTTCAGCCGCTGACATCGCGGACAATGCGCAGCTTGACATCGTCAAGAACTTGACGGTCACGCAGTACATCGACGAGCAGACCACGGTCTTCGGTGTCGATGACGCTTCCAGCTTCGCGGTTGGCAAGCTGTACAAGATCGCCACTGGAGGCACAGAGGTCTTCAAGGTGACTCGCATCGACGAGACGAACGAGTTGATCGAAGTGATCCGCGGTTTCGAGGGCACCACGCCCGCCGTGATTGCCGACAACGCGGACATCTGGTCGATCTACGGACCTGTCGAGTTCGCAGCCGCAGTCGCGGCCGCAACAGGCACGGCCAATTGGGTCGAAGTCGAACTGGCCGAGGTGGCTGGTTGATGAGATACGTACCTTCTTGCATCATCTGCTACGCCCCGAAGACCAAGGTGGGCGACGGATGGGGGCCATGCGAGTCGGACACCTGCAGGAAACTGCGGGCCGACTCGGAGGCGCGGGTCGTCAAAGGCCCGTACTTCTGTATCGAGCGACTGAAGGAGTCCAACATCTCTGGTCAGTCCAAGTACGAGGTGGAGAGAGAGATCGTCGACTTGGCTGCCGCTGAGGGACGAACGATCGAACGCGCCTGATGGCGCCTAGGAAAAGGACGCGGCCACCGCAGAAAGTGGCGCGTCGGAGGAAGAAGGGTACGCATGCGCGAAAGCGTCGTCGGTAAAGCGCGCGAGAAGAAGATGAACACGCGCAAGTGGATCCAACTGGTCGCGCGCGCCAAGGAGCTTCTCGTTCATGCACGCACCTATCGCGAGACACAGCGCGAGGGCGTGTGGACGCGCTCCGAAGCGCAGTACAAGGGCAAGCATTGGGGCGAGAGCGATGACGGCCTCAACGACCTCATCACGATCAACTACTCGTTCAGCACAGCACAGACCATCCTTCCATACATCACGGCCAACGACCCCGCATTCAGGGTCGAGCCGTACTCGAGCGATGCGCAACTGGCAAACGCCAGGGCGCAGGGCGCATTCCTCAACCGCACCTGGCGAGCGCAGACGTTCGCTGGTAACTTCCACCTACGCCGCGCCGCATTCAATTTCGTTGTCGTCGGTGACGGCTGGCTCCTGCCAAGCTGGAGCGTAGAGACGCTGCCAGGCAAGGGGCAGTTCGACAGCAAGGAGATCGCCAGGCTTCACCTGGACAGCATCTCCCCGTGGGACGTGTGGATCGACCCTGAGAGTGACGGCGCCTTCAATGCGCGCTGGGTCATCAGGCGCGTGCGCCTCTCGGTGGAGGCGCTGCGCAACGACCCTGTCTACCGCAACACGCGAGGCCTCGCTGAGTCCAGCAAGACTGGCGCGAACGAGGACAAGCGCGGTGACTTGGGGAGCAGGCGGATCAGAACGAATCACCCGCGCGACCAGATCGTGGACGTGTTCGAGTTCTACGACATCGCCGCCAGGCAGATGATCGCATTCACCGACCAGTCCGACAAGCCCCTGCGCATCATCGAGGACATGGAGTTCCCGTTGGTGCAGGTGAAGAACAACGAGATTCCCAACTCGCCGTACGGCATGGGCGAGATGGAGCAGCTTTGGGAGTTGCAACAGGAGATCAACAAGACGCGTTCGCAGATGGTGAGTCACCGTCGCAGGAACGTGCAGAAGTTTGTGTCGCGCCGTGGCATGCTCGGGCAGGCAGCCAAGGACGCGCTGAAGAGTGAGACTGTGAACGAGGTCGTCGAGATCAACACCGACGAGCCGCTCGAGTTCGCGTTTCATGCCTTGGACGTGCCGCAGTTGTCTGCGGACGCCTACAGCAACTACGCTGTGACCAAGGAAGACATCTTCGAGATCAGCGGTGTGAGCGAGTACATTCGTGGTGGTACCCCGAGTGGCCGCCGCACCGCCACAGAAGCAACCATCATCGAGTCAGCCAGCAACGTGAAGACCTCGCACAAGCTGCGAGCGATTGAAGAGGGTGCCCGTCGTGCGGGTACACTCCTGCTCGCGTTTGCGAAGGAGGTGTTCCCTGAAACGGACACCGATGAGACGGCTCTGGTGCTCACTGGCAAGGAGGCACAGGCCGTACAGCAGTCGGCCAACATCGGCCTCGATCCTGAGGACGCAGGCAGCGGCTTCCAAGATCCGTCCAAGGTAGCTTCTCTTGCCGTGGAACCCAACGAAGACCTGTTCAGCGGCGAGTACGAAGTTTTCGTGGACAGAGGATCTACCGAGTTGCGCGACCCGATCGCGCGCGAGCAGAAGTTCAAGGGCATGTTCATCGATCTGCTTCAGAGTGTTGAAGTCCTCACGCAGCTTGGTATCAGCGTGAACCTCAGGAAGGTTTTGGAGATGTGGTTCGAGGCCGCAGGCATCGACGACATCGACGGCATGTTTGACGCGCAGCAGGGTGGCGGAGCAGGCGGAATACCGCCCGAGCTTCTCCAGCAACTGCTTGCGGGGCAAGAAGGGGGCGCATCCCCAGGAGCCACAGTGGCACCAGGCGCACCCAACGTGGCGGCCGCTTTGCCGCCAGGTAACGCGATCGGTCCAGAGAACAGCGGGCTTCTCGGCCCACTCTCTTGACAGATCGCACATACAGTAGGAGGTTTCAGTGCCAGTAGGCGAATCAACGGGACTCGGCGGGTTCCTCGAAGCAGTCGAGGCCGCACGTGCAGCTACCGCAGCAGCAGACAGCGCTAGCGACTCAGGAGAAGCAGGTACTGCACTTGCTGAGACTGAGGGCACGACAGCGGCCACAGACCAGGCTTCACTAGGTACCCCAACAGAACAACCCGACGACAAGGCTGAGGCAACAGGCGTGTTTGGCGATGTCCAAGCCGCGATCCGTGAAGCGCAGACGGTGGATCCGTTCGCTGCTTCCGTTGAGGTCACGGTAGATGGCGCGGCAGAGACGCTGACAGTAGGTGCGCTGCGAGACGGCTACCTGCGGCAGGCGGACTACACGAGGAAGACACAAGCTCTGGCGACAGAGCGTGCGTCCTTTGACAGTGAAAGCGCTGCAGCAAGCAAGCTCATGAACGCATTGCGTGACGATCCAGCAGGGACCGTGGCGGCCCTGGCGATCGATCTAGGTTTGATCGATCCCACCGCTATCTCCGCAGACAAGGTGGCAAATCTCAACGAGGTTTACTCAGTACCTAACAGGGAAGAGGTAGACGCTCAGGTAGAAGCCCGCGCTGCGGAGTTGGTCAGTGCAGCACCCGAGGTGGTGGCTGCACGCCAGCAAGTAGAGATCGCTGCAATCGCGCAAGAGTTCACCGAACTGGAGGGATCGTTTGACGTGACTCTCACGCCAGACGACAGGACGTTGATGATGGAGCATGCTGTGGCCCTTGGGATCACAGACCTGCGCCTGACATTCCTCGACCTGCAGCAGAGAGCCAGCGAGGCCAGGAAGGCCACCGCAGGCGCTGCACCTCAACGCCCATCAGGAGGCTCAGGATCTGAGACTGCTGGTGAGACGGCTCCCACGGGACACGCGACAACGTTCGCTGAATCCGTGGAGCGTGCCCGTAAGGCACAAGCGTCACAGACTTGACATCGGAAGGAGGAATAAACAATGGCTTTTGCAGATAGAGGCACTGACGGTCTGCTTTCGAGCACGATCGATGAGTACATGAAGACCTTTGAGGACAACATCTTCTCGAGCAAGCCCCTCTTGTGGGCGCTCCAGACTGGTGGACGGATTCAGAACTTCCACGGTACCGCGATCGTGGTTCCCTTGATGTACGCTGAGGCGGCAAACAAGGGTGTGTACTCGGACGACGATGTCTTCGCCACCGCTGCCAACACTGGTCTTGGTTCCGCCAAGTACGAGATTCGGCAGTACTACGGCCTGGTTCACTTCACTGGACTGGAGCTTGCCAAGAACAGCGGCGAGCAGGCACTGCTTTCGCTTCTTCAGTCTCGACTGGAGCAGCTTGAGTTGACCATCGCAGAGAACCTCGACCAAGAGCTTTGGGAAGGCACCGACGCCAGCAAGCGCTGGCTCGGCATTGAGAAGGCGGTTGGTACCATCGACAACACTGTCGGTGAGATCGACTCCACCACGGAGACGTGGTGGGAGGCCACAGTCAACTCCAGCGCAACCGCGCTGACGCTCGCGATCATGCGAGCGCTCTACAACTCGGCTTCGGAAGGTAACGACCATCCGACGAACATCTTCACTACGCAAGATGGTTTCGAGGCGTACGAGGCTTTGATCGTGGACAACGCCCGCTTCAACGACCCGAAGATGGCGGACGCAGGTTTCCAGAACCTGATGTACAAGGGCGCCCCGATTACGTTCGACAAGTACGTACCCGATGGCGACATGTACTTCCTGAACCTCAAGTACATCACGCTTGCCAAGCTTGATGACGTGTGGTTCTCAGTTTCGGATTGGCTCACGCCGACCAACGCTGACGTGGTCTACAAGCACATCCGCTTGTACGGGAACCTCGTGTTCTCGAACCGCGCGCGGCAGGCAGCCGCGACCGCTCTCACCGACGCGTGAGAGCAGGGGGGAAGCAGCCCCCCACCTACCAGGTACGCCGTGGGGCGTGCGAGTCTCCAAAGCTCGGAGGCAGGGTTCGACTCCTTGACCTGGTGCTATGAACGAAACGAGACACCCGAACAACCCATACGGAACAGGGGTGGCCGTACCGATGGCTGCCAAGCGCAGCCCTGGTGTGCAAGACCCGTTCAGCCTGCCTGGCGCAGGCCAGGCGGATTGCCCTGTCCCACGCAAGGATGGGGAGCGCTGCAGGGCGTACCCCACGAAGACAGGCAAGTGCCAAGGACATAGCAGACAGTGACAGTAGACGAGATCACCACGCAGGTGCGACTGGTTACCCTGATCGACACGGGCGACGTTTCGGACGGAGCCATCCTGACCCTCATCAACGACTGCATCTACCACATCTCACAGATGGTGGATGCGCCGTGGCTCGAGGACGAAGAGACGCTGACCACGATCGCGTCCACGCAGGCGTACGCCCTGACTGGCTTCACTGCTGAGGTGGAGCAGATCACCAAGATCAGGCAGCCGTCCGTCAAGCGCACGCTCATACCGATCAGCAGCGTGACCGCGTACGACATTTGGGGCGACAACGTTTCGTCGTCGACACCGAAGTACTACTACATCGAGCAGGAGAACATCAACCTCGTGCCGATTCCTGACGCCATCCTCGTCTACAAGGTGCAGTTCATCAAGGCGCCCGCCGTGCTGACTACAGGGGCGGACGTGCCCGCATGGCTCACCTCGTTCCACAACATCGTCGTGGACTACGTGGTCGCCAGGCTGTGGGAGCGCGAGGAAGACTTCCAGAAGGCAGCGTTCACGCAACAGAAGTTCGATCAGCGACTGCGGGCCATGATGCAGACGTACAAGTCCAGAGCGGGTAACGCCTCCTGGGTTGTAGGTGCAGGCTCGGGGGTGCGGGGCGGTGGCAACACGCCCTTCTTGGACGGCCCCTGATGGCTGGCCTCGTCACTGAGACGCAGCAGGTATCGCAGTTCGGTTGGCCCGCTGGCCTCAACCGTGACGCCTTCGAGATCGCCTTGTCGGGCGATGAGTCTCCTGACCTTCTCAACATCGACTTCGATCTGCGTGGCGCCTTCGAGCCGCGCGACGGCTACTCGCGCTACGACACTGGCCCGCTAAATGTGGCATCGGGCTTGTTCGTATATACGCCCGAGTCGGGCACAGCCTCCCTTGTTTACATCGAAGAGGGTGATGGCAGCATTTGGGCTGGCACCACCAGTACTCTCACAGACACGACCACAGGTCTGACCACTGACGCTAGCGAGCGCGAGTGGCACGTCGATGCGGTGCAGCTTGGCGACTACCTGTTCGTCACCTCACTGCGAGGCGACGCGATCAGGTTCGATGGCAGCACCTGGCTGGTCATCACAGACGACGACCTCACAGGCAACGGCAACGCCACGACGCCTGAGTTCCCGCACGCCATGACAGTGGCCGCGCACTACGACCGCGTTTTCGCTGGCAACATCAGCATCGCTGGCGGCACCACGCATCGCTCGAGACTGCAGTGGTCTACGCTCACTCTCGGTGTCGACCAGTGGGGTGGCAACAAGTGGGAGGCCACCAAGTTCGTTGACGTGATGGAAGACGACGGCACTGAGATCAGGAAGATCATCCCGTTCCAGAGCAACCTCGTCATCTTCAAGGACAGCAGCCTGTGGGTGCTTGGCGGCAGCGATCAGGACTCCTTCTCGCTCTTCCGCATCGACCCTTCCGTTGGCACGACCGCACCAAACTCGGTCGCTGCCACCGAGGGGAGATTGTTCTTCTTCGACCCGACAGAGGGTGTGTATCTGTTCGACGGTGTGAACGCTGTGCTCATAGACTCAGCGATTCACAACTACCTGCTGGACGGTATCAACGCCAGCGAGGCGCACCGCGCGCACGGTTGGGCGGACGCGGAGCGCTACTACTTGAGTGTGCCTTGGGGTGCTGATACGTTCAATAGCCGCACCTTCGTATTCAACACGCGGTTGGCTGCGTGGGCTGAATACGATTACGGCTGGTACGATCAGGTCACCTACAACGAGCTTGAGTACACGGTGGGCAACAAGAACGTAGTGGGCGTTGCCACCTTCAGAGCGGGCGAGTCACTGGACATCGCCGCTGGCATCTCGTGGTACCTGAACACGATCTGGTTCCCCACGCCCGAAGGGCAGGGAATGCAGGATCACCGCCTTCGCAGGCTCGACGTGTTCAGCGAGGCCGACTCGGTCAACTTCACCATCGAAGCTTTCGTAGACGGAGACAGCGCATCGGCTGTGTACACCAAGACGGTGGACGGCAGCCTCACGCGGAACAAGCTCGGAGCGTACAACGCGCTCTGGTCGATCATCAAGTTCAAGTTCAGTGGAACCACAACATGACCAAGATCAGTGGAGTGAACGCACTGATCTCAGTGCGCCCAGCGAAGACGCACGCCGATACGGACGCGGCGGGAACGCCAGGCGCCAACATGCCGCAAGTGCTGGGCCTGCAGTTGATGGTGTCTTCGCGGGACAGCAAGACGCACGCGCCCACCGACGCGACTGGTACACCTGGAGCGAACATGCCGAAGATCCTTGGCCTGGCGCTCAAGCTGTCCTCGAGGCCCATGACTTCTTCGGCATTCTCGATCAGTGACCCAGCAGGATCATACCCAGGAGATCAGGGCAGCGGTGCTGACTACACGTACCGCGTCACAGATCTGCGCCCTACCTCTGTCATCTTGGATGACACGGTGGCGAAGATCAAGATGACTGGCGTGGCCGCCAACGTCTCGAGCATCGAACTGTACTGGCGCAGGCCAGGCGTGGTAGAGGACGCGACCAGCATCGGCCTGATGACAGATGACGGCGGTGGCATCTGGACGTTCAGTGCGTGGGATGCGATCATCACCGAGCAGTCTACGCTGCACGGCGCCTTCCCCTGGACCGACATCGATTTCTCGTTCAAGGTGGTCAGCCCGTCAGGTGTCAAGTACATCGCGTGGCAGGACGTGACGCTGAACAAGCCCACGTACGTGCCAGACACCAGCACGATCGACCCGACTCTCGAGGGCGACTGCACGACTCCGCAGGTGGCGGTGGCGTACGGCTTCGACAGCACCGAGATTGCTGCGCAGGATTGGGTGCCTGACTGCTGTGACCCGCAGGGCACGATTCAGTACCGCTTCGACTACGAGGGCAAGTGGGCCACGGGCAACCAGAACTTCGTGCAGGGCACGTACACTGGTGGCGACGTGTTTCAGATCTTCATTGACAGTGCGCTAGT